CCGTCAGTGACGCGCTTGTATGGATGGTAGTGTAAGGAGAATCGCAGTAGAGCTTTTGCTCGTGGCAGCATCGACTGCTAATCTCGAGGACCCATGCATTGTCCCGCCATCAGACTGTGTCACTGACGGGGAATTCGCACTGGGAATATCTGATGATCTTAACGACGGAGCATCACAATGTGAGGCATTAGTCAAAAGAATCTATCAGTTAGGGAAAGGACTTGTAAGTCTTGCTGGTAACCGACTATTAGTCAATACCGGAAAGTCTTTTCAATCCTTAACCTTCAAAGCTGCCAACGCTCAAGGGAAACGTGTTCGCCGTGAGTGGTTGGGAAAAGCTTTTGGACCTAGCACAGATCAAAATGGTGAGCCCATTGGACTCAATCAAGCTGGTCGTACTAGGGTAACTAGTGACCTGAATCGAGGGCTTATCTCAAGGAGAGAAGCTACGTTTCTAGGCATACAGTTTAGCCTTCTAATTGCAAGCCGATTCAAAGTGCTTCAACTCAAGGAGTGGGACACTTTTCGTCGGTTTCTATTTAAGAAGGTATACGAATGTCCGTCAATAACTACTTTAGGAAAGTCCTATAAGAAGCTTACAACGGCACTCGGAAACCACTTACTTAAGAATCAACTTCAGACTAACCCAAGAGGTCAGCTCGAAGATATTGTTTCGAAGTGGGATGTTGCAAAACAAATTGTCACATTGCTCCTACATCTCAAGATAGATCTGTTCAAGCAAATGCCTGACAGGGAAGCAATGTGGTTTGTTGCACATTTAACACAAAGTCGGTTCTTACCTGGACCAAGTAGGTCAGAGGTAATATCAGAACTTGTGGGATTAAAGAATCGATTATGCGGAATACGCACCGATTGGGTGGCGTCGAAACCGGCATACGATTCAATAAGTTCAGCTGCATACATTGTTGGAAGCGAGTTAACTGAATCCAAGGGGTTCAGATTACCCGTACAAGGACATTTATCCTTGTCCAATTCCGGATGCATTGAATTTACAAGAAGAAAAGGAGGAAAATTAGCCCTTCTGTGGACTGAATACAAGAAGTTCATTGAGCTCCCTGTATCAGACTTCTTCTCTTTAACCATTAAGGAAAATCACCGACTCAATAATCTCCGAGCATTGCTCCAGAACATTGATAAAAGTGTAAAATCCAAAATGTCAATTCGTAAAGTGACGCAAGAGATTAACCCATGGGGTGTATCTGTACTCACTTCGACCCGTCAAGATTATTACATCTACGGGGATTACGAACTAGATCGTAAGATCATCCAAGGTCTAAGTCAAGCTACTGGATTCCAGTTGGAACTTGATACTTTCACCTTCGACGAAATTACTAACGCGCAAAGCATTGCAGCAATCCCGCTATTCGTGGAATATCCCGAATTTACGGAATTCGTCCCCGACGGAACTGTTAAACGCGACGCATACCAAATCGGTCTAATTAACCTTAACAAGGCAATAGAGCGTTTGGAAAAGGAACTAATAGGAACATACGACCCATTGGGTAATATGATTTGCAAAGACCATTATAGGAACTTACCTATCTGGAAAATTGCATACCTTGAAGAACCTCTACCTGATGACCAGTTCAAAGAACAGGATTTTATCCGGTTCTTTGACGGTACTAAGGTGATGGAAACCAGAGCAGGAATAGATAGCCGATTCGGCCAACTGCTCTTCCTCTGGGCATCCATAGAGTTCGAAGAATGGAACAAGACTCGAAAGGCATTGCCTGTTGAAGCTGTCCCAATATCCGAACCAGGTGTTAAGTCTAGAGTAGCAACCAAATCATTGATTTGGGTCAACTTATTCTTATCACCAGCCTCACATTTCATCAAGGACGTAATGTTACGAATACCTGGATGTCGTGTAGGACTAAAAGGATCAGACCACGCATGGAACTTTGAGGCCAGCTGGGGCCGTCATTGTGACCGGTGGAACATCCTTGACGCCGAATGCATTTCTACATCTGATCTGACGGCTGCGACAGATTATTTGGAACATGACATGGGCGTAATAGCAATGAAGAGTTTCCTAGATGGAGTCGGTATTACCGGACCTGAAAGGAAATACTTAGATGCTGCAATTGAGCTTAATGCTTCCGCTAGATTACTACTAGACAATCCCTCTTCTTTCATGAAGAAAGGAATTGTACGGAACGTTAAGACTTTTCGAAAGTATTCTTTAGAAGAAGGCTTCACTAAGAGTGAAATCGTCTACAAAGGAGATACTTATTCAGGATTCATCACTAAAAGGGGTCTTCTCATGGGAGAACCTCTTACAAAAATGATGTTATCCTTATTCTCTATCGCTGCGGAAAGATCGGCTAGAGCAAGTACTCTGACGATCCATCCGAGCTTACGAGATTACCAAATAAGTCGTCGAAAACGCCACATATATGCGTGCGCTGGAGATGACCACATTGGTGTTGGGAAATTTGGCTACCTCTCGCAGATTCCAAAAGTA